ACGTCGTCGACGAACGGAAGGGCGTAATCCGACCCGAAGTGAACCTTTTCGTGCCGTCGGGGGCGGGAACGGCACGGGGTCGGGACATAGAAGACGGGCGTATCCGCGTCACGTACCGGTTCGGCAAAGAACCGAACCCGGTCGACGAACCCGACCTTATCGCTCCGTACCGACTGTCGACGTCGGTTCCGGGCGACGTGCGCGACGCGGTCGCCTTGCTAACCGCCGCCCGGTTAATCGGGTCCGACCAATACGGCGAACTTGTCCCGAACCAATCGGGCGACGAACCGTCGTTAGCCGAAGCGGTGTCGACATTCAAGAGTGAAGCCCGGTCGACTATCGACGGGTTCACCCGACCGTAAGCATGGCCGACGCGAACGTTACGGTCGAATTCGACACGTCGAAGTTAGACGAACTATTCGAAAATCTTGAAGTCGTCGCTAAGGTTGGTTACACCGCCGATTATGCTGGATACGTCGAATTCCCGACGTCGTACGCGGGGACACAACCGCCGTTCGGCCCGCTTCGGGAATGGGTCGGTCGCAAATGGAACGACTTAGACGGGGCACTAAAGCAAGTCCCGTTAGAACCCGACCCCGACTTCGCCGCGAATTCCGACGAACACAAAGACGCCGTCGCGTGGGTCGTCGTCATGTCAATAGCCGACACCGGCACCGACGGGGTCTTCATGCTTCGGCGCGGGTTCGAAGCGGCGAAGCAAGCCGCCGGCCAATTCGCCGAAGCGTACGAAGGGACGAACGATATAGACGCCGCCCGGAAGATATTCGAAGACCTTCTTGATTTTTCATTCCAAAAGTCGCAAGATATTGTCGCCGACGAAGCCGCCGACGAAGGGTCACTTTTACAGTCGGGATTTATTTTTGTAAGCCGGGGCGGTGACACTACATACGCCGAAGGTGACGTCTAACCATGTCACAACCGGAAACGAACATGGCCGACCGCCTTACCACGTTAGTCGACGACAATTGGGATTCGGCGGCGGTTGACGATTCCCGCTTGATAATCGCCAAAAGCGACGACATAGGGAAGGGTCGGGACTTAGCGACGTACGATTACATAGAATTTAGCCTAACGTCGCCTTTGGGGATTGAATACGCCGACCTATTCATGTCGACGCAAGATATAGACACCGCCGTCTTCGTCGAATTGAAGGCGTCGAACGAAGACCGCCGCGACGCCATGTTCACCGAATTCCGGCGGATAATAGAAGCCCACCGGAAGCGACCCGACACGCCGGGCGATTACGACCGCATGATTTGGCAAGATATTACCCCGTTAGACGACGACGCGTTCGGCGCGTACGTTCACGAAATGGCGGTCGGCTTCGTCGCCCGGTCCCGCGACGTCGGTGTCTAATCAGTATTGTAGCACACCGGCACATTTATGTAGGCCCCGGCCTATGGTGTTAGTATGGTGCGACACACCAAAGCCGACGACGACGAATCGACCGACGACCTAACCGCTATCGCCGAAGCCGCCGTCGAACTATCGGCCCGCGACGACGTGTCGACGCAAAGCCCGGTTCGCATGGCGTTCGCCGAAGCGTCGAACGACGAAGACACCGTGTGCGTTCGGTTCGCCGCCGACCGCGACGGCGGCGTTTCGTTCGACATTTCGCCCGCGTCGCTATACGACGACTGGTACCGCCCCGACCACATTATCGCCGAACACTTCGGCGTCGAAGCCGCTATCGACGACGCGCTAACCGTGCTTCAGGAAGACGCCGACCTTCGGAACGTTCGGGAAGGCCGTGTCGGTGCGTTCCGGTTCGACCGTGACACGGGCGACGTGCGCGACGTGTCGATTTACGGCGTCGACGTCGCCGACCACGACGCGACGGTTAGGAGAATGTTCGCGTGCTTCGACGGCGACGACGTCCGTACCGACGGCGGGTCGACCGACGGCGAAGTGCGTGCCGCCGTCGAAGCCGCCGGACACTAACGCCGCCTTCTTTTCCGGTAGCGAACCGTTAAGACGGTCGCCCGGATAGCGACACCCATGTCGACAAGCGGAAGTTACCCGTTAATCCGGCACGACGCCCAAATCGCCGTCGGAAAAGAAACCGACCACGGAACGCCCGTCGCCCCCGACAGAACGTTAGGGAAAATCGTTGACGCCGGGGATATGCCCGACCCCGAAGTCGAATGGCAAGAAGAACGGAATATCGACAATCGGGGGCGTGAACTTTCAGGCAAGGAACCGGGGCGGAACACGTACGACGGCGGGTCGCTTTCGGTACTTCCCGTCGACCGATACCCGTTCGAAGTTCTATTCGGGCAAGACGGCGTTGACGACGGGTCCGGCACGTACGTTATCGAAGTCGCTAACGACCCGCTTCCCCGCACCATGACGGTCGAAGCGACATACTACGGGCACGACACTGACGACGACTTCGTTCGAACCTTCGCCGGGAATGCGGTCGAAACGGGCACCGTGCAAGTCGATAATGAAAGCCAATTACAAGTCGACTTAGACTTTCAGGCACAAGGCGTTTCGACGGGGACGGCGGCGACCGACATTACGGGGTCGGAAGCGACGGGCGACGTCTTCATGTTTCACGACGCCGATTCGTTCCTTACGCTTCACGGCACCGATTACGCCCGCGTGACCGACTTCGAATGGGAACTTTCGAACAATCTTTCGCCCCGGTGGTACATTCAACCGAACGACCCCGAAGACCCGTACGAAGTGCATTACGGGAACGCCGGGCACGCTATCACGGCGACAGTCGAACCGACCGACGAATCGCTTTACGCCGAACTAATCGGCCGTGACGACGCGGGCGACGCGTCTATTTCGTTCACGAACCCGTCGGGCGATACGTTAGCGTTCGAATACCGGTCGGTCGGGTTACAGTCGTCGCCGTACCCGTTCCCTGACGAAGGCGTCCCCGAAGTGTCGGTGTCGCTTGTCCCCGACCGTGGGTGGGCCGAATACACGCCGGCCTAAGCCGGCACGTACGCCGTGCGACGTCGCGGCTTCGACCGCGACCAATCGGGCACGTTCGTAATGACGCGCTTGTGACGCCGCACACGTCCGTCTAAGCGGTACGCTTTTCCCGACGTTTGGACTATCGACGACCATGTCGAACGACGGTGCCCCCGAACCGCCGGAAGAATTGAAGGATTACGACCCCGGTTCCGCACAAGACGCCTTAGCCGGCGACGGGTCAACCCGCACCGTGTGGGTCGCCGACCACGACGTCGAAAAGCGGTGGTGGTTCCGACTATCCGAACGCGTGCCGGTTCGAAAGAAGCAAAAAATCGTCGAAGATAACACGACCGCGACGCAAGAGGGAATCAACGTCGACGCCGATTATTACGTCGATATGCTGGAATTCCTGATTACCGAATGGTCGGGTGAAGGCGACGACGACGCGCCGTCGCTTCGGGAATTCCTTACGTCGGCGTATCGGGGGAACGACCCCGAAAACCCCGTCTTTGAAGACCTTTGGAACGAAGTGCCGCCGCCGTTCGCCAATATCCCCGACGCGGATTTAAACGTGTAAGGCGGGCCGTTCGGGGCAAGCCGGCCCGCACGCCTGAAGACGCCGTGCTTCAACGGAAAGTCGGGGAACAAGTCTTACACGACGAAGGGCTAACCCGACAAGATATTCACGGGGTCAACCGTCGAACCGTCGGGGTTCGACGCCGGTACGATATAGCGGCGTCGATTAGACGGGCGTGTGCGGCGTGTGGCCGACGTCGGCTTCAGCGTGCCCTATCGGTCGGGGGGGTCGCCCAAACGCTTGTCGCGTCGTACACGGGGTCGTACGTCGCCGCTATGGTAATGGCCGCTTTGTGGGGCGCGGTCGCCGTCGTTCACGAAGCCCCCGACGTCGTCTTCGAACGGCCCGACCCCGCCTTCGAAATAGCGAATACGAACGGCGACGGAATGACCGATAAAGAAGTCATGGAACGGCTTGCGATAGTGCGGGAACGGGCGGAGTACAAGCAAGAGAAAATCGACGAAAAGGTCGACGACGCCCGGTCGAAGAACGACACGCCGACGGTTAGCGGCATGGGCGGGCGTCGCGGGTAGCGGAAAACCGGGTACGAACCGATAAGCACCATGACGTACATGGGGTGTATAACATGGTTCAAATCGGGGAAATCACATACCGCGCCAAGGTGACGGGTGCCGACGACGCGAAAAAGAAGACCGACGACTTACAGGAATCCCAAGAAGACCTTGCGGAAACGTCGGACGAATCCGCGTCGGCTATGAACGGCTTCGCGGGCACCGTTACAAGTTCGGGGGATTCTTCGGAACGGTCGGCCCAAAGCGTCGGCGTCATGGATACGGCGACCCGGTTGTTAGCGTCGACGGCGACGTTCGCCGCCGGTTCGCTTACCGGATTGGCCGGCAAAATCGTCGGTGTTTCAAGCGTGTCGGCGGCGGCTTCCGGGGCATTAGGAACACTTACGACATGGCTTTCGGGTCTTACCCTATCCGGCGTCGTCGGGTCGGTGACGGGTGCCTTTTCATCGTTCGCGGGGTGGTTAGCGGCGGGGTCGGCGGGTGCCCTTGCATTCGCCGGGGCGATTGGTGCGGGTATCGGATTGTTAGGTGTATGGATTCTAAAGGTGACGGGAGCATTAGGGGCGGTGAAAGACTTCGGTGCGTGGGTGGGGAACGTGCTACCGGATTGGGTGAACGACGGGATTCTTCAAATCATTAGCCTTGTCGCCGGGCCGCTTGCGGCGTTAGGCGGGTTCATCGTCGGCACGTTCGAAGGCGGATTCGGCGAAGGTATCGCACGGGCACGGGAAACGGTCGATATATTTCTCGGGGCGTGGGAACGGCAAATCGGCCGTATCGTCAACTTCGGCGAAAACGCGTGGGATTCAATCACGCAAGGGGCTATGAACATGAAGAACGACGTCGTCGGTTTCTTCGGGGATATAGAAGACGCCGCGACGAATCAAGTCCGGGCCGGGTTCAACGCGGTCGTGCCGTCGTCGGTGAACATTCCGTCGGTGACGCTTTCGGCTCCGGATTGGGCCGGCGGTATGTCGACGACGATAGGCGGCGGGTCGATAAACCTCCCCCAATTGAACACGGGCGGAATGATTGAACAAACGGGTGCGGCTATCGTCGACCGGGGCGAAGCCGTCATACCCGAACCAATCGTTTCGGCGGCGGAACAAGACGGCGGCGGTGGGGGCGGCGGGGGCGACGTACAAATCGACGTCGGCGGTATCACGCTTCAAGTCGACGGGGCGGAATTCGACCCGTCGGACCTTTCGCGTCGGGAAGTCGAAGACCTTGCCGACCGCTTAGTGCGGGCTATGGGTAAGAAGACTTCAAACATAGCGGGCACCCGGTAATACGCACATGACCGACACACGCGTCGAATTACGGCGAAACGACGGGTCGGAAGTCTTCAATCTAAAGACCACCCGCGTCGAAACCGAAATTTCGAACGGGTTAGTGACCGATTCCATCATTTCGGGCGTGACGCGGAAGGTCTTAGGCGGCAAGTTCGTCTTAGACCTTCGGACGTTTCAAATCGACATAGATATACAGGGAATGGAACCCGGCGACTATCCGAATTCGGCGACGTACGACGGCGGGTCGCCGGAGCGACCCGACGACGACGATTACGGGTATCGGTGGGAAATTGAACGGGCCGCGCTTGAATGGGGGTGGACGTCAAGCGACGGGTTCGACCAATTGTATTACGACGGGCGAACGTTCAACGCCGTGATTACGAACCTATCTGTCACCGAAGACACGGAATCGGGGAAAGCCCGAACGTACGCCGGGACCGTCGAAGTGACTTACTTAGACGCATGGACGGCCTAACCCCATGTCGGCACCTACTGTCGAAGTCGGCGGCACGGAACCCACCAATATCGTTGACGTGTCGTACACGAACGCGTCGGGTGACAGTATCGGCACCGCCGAAATAACGGTCGCCAATAGCGCGTCGAACCGGTCACTATTCGAATCGGGTGCCGACGTCGTAATCAAAGAAGGCGGCACGGTCGAATGGTCGGGTGAAGTAATCGGGAAGCCGTCGAATGAGTCGCGGGATAACCTCACCTTAGACGTCGAAGCCGAAACGAAGGCCGGGCAAGCCGAATACGGGAAGGTGAATCGACCGTTCATAGAAATGTCGCGGGCCGAAATAGTACGGCAAGCGGTCGATTTCGAAGTCGAACCGTACACCCGTGCCCGGACGATAACGAACGCCGACACGACGACGAATTGGTCGTCGGATTCCCAAATCTTCGAACTAACCGACGATTCGAAGGGTATCAATAAATTCGGGAAAGACACGCTATTCGTCGGGATTTACGAAGACGAATCAGGGGCGTACGACGTCACCTTCGACGACGTGCCGTCGTCGTCGGTGCCGGGTCGCCGGGTGCTACAATTCGAAACCCGCTTGCTTGTGAACAATAAGGGCGACGTCTTCGACGTCACGGTCGAACTTGTCGACGGCGACGGCGTTCGGTACACATGGAACGTCCCCGTGCAAGGAACGGCGTCGTGGGAAACGTACGAATTGGCCGTCGAAGACGCGACCATATCGACCGGCGGCGACCCGCTTACGCTTACGTACACGTTCGACGTTGACGGCCGACTTCCCGAAGACCGGGCGGCGGCTATCGACATGGCGCGGGCGACCCCCTTCCGGCTTCAAAATCGGGCGTCGGGACTTTCCCACGACGTCGACGACACCGACGACCAAATCACCCGCCGCGTCGACGATTCCATCTTGTCGCTTGCCGATTCGCTTTCGGTCGAAGCCGGGGCGACTATCTTCGTCGACCAAACCGACACGCTTGTCTTCGAATCGGCGGGTGACGTCCCCGCCCCGCACGAAATACGCGACGACGGGAATACGCTTGTCGTCGACGCCGACGTCGACCGCGACTTCGACGTCAAAAATCAGGTGACGGTACAAGGAAAAGACGACCTACAAGCGACCTTCGAAGACACGTCGTCGATTGAATTCTATAATGTCGAAGCCCCACGCCCCGAACCAATTAACGACGGGTCGCTTCGAACCCGTGACCAACTTGCCGCCCGTGCCCGTGGATTCCTAAACGAAAGCGCGTGGGACGATTCGGCTATCACGTTCACGCTTGCCGGTGCGAAATGGCGCGACGTGCGGGTCGGGCAAAGTATCGTCGTCGATTGGCCGAAAGAAGACGTGACGGGAACGTTCATAATCGACGAAGTCGGCCGAACCGACGAAGGATACATTACAATAGGCGTTAGCGGCCAAACGGAGATATAACCATGTCGGAATTGTCGGAAGACCAAAAACTTGTCTGGTTGGGCCTTAAACAACCGACCCGGCAATCAAGCGACGGCGAATCGTTACTAATCGACCTACAAGACGCATTCGGCGACGAATTCACCGACTTTAAATCGTCGTACGAAAACGCGAACCCGCAAAACTTCGACGAATTCGAACAATTCTTAGTCGATAACGGAATCGGCGCGGAACGGGCGTCGTCGATTCGAACCGACTTCGAAAACCGATACGCCGACTTCGCCGAATTCGACACGACGGTACGCGACACCGAATCGTACGTCGAATTCGAACAAGAATTCGGCACGTCGAACGAATTACGTTCCGACGTCGAAGACGGCGACGGCAAGCCCGCCGCCGGCTTCAAGGTGTATGAAACGGGCGGCGTCGGCCGCGACGGTCAATATATCCCACAAGGCGGCGTCGAAGCGTGGGGCAAAGAGATACACTTTAGCAAATCAGGGGCTTCAACCGACGACGAAGCCCCCGGTGAAACCGACGGTGACACGACGTACCAATTCAGTTATTCGAATCTTCAATTTTCGAATAAGACCCCCGTTCCGTACGAAGACGTCACCGTGTCGTGTACGGTGTCGAACCCGTCGGCGACCCCACGCGCCGAATCGGTTCAACTATTCGTCGACGGCGAAGTGTACGGGAGTGACTTCGTGTCGTTAGGCGCGGTCGATAGTCAAACCGTCGAATTCACATGGTCGTCGTCGGAATACGTATCGGTCGATATTGGAATCGGCCCGCTTACGCCCGAAACAATCCCCGTCGTTCACCCCGGATTAATCCAATAATGTCAGACATAGACCGATTAGTCGCCGAAAACCGCCAACAGATACGACAAGTCGGCGGCCGGTTCGTTGAAGTCGATTCGAACCGCGACCGCGACCTAAAGTTCGGCCCAAACATATTTGTCGTCGACGTCGACGCGACCGTGTATAAGCGGTCGACGGGGTCGCAAGTGATATTCGGACACCCCGACCCCGACCACGGCTTCGGTCGGGGCACCTTCGGCGACGACCGGGGCGATTGGTCCGAAGCCGGGGCGAACACGTCGTACGACGTCGTCTTCACGAAGCAAGGTCGGCGGGCGGTCATTCGTGCGTTAGACGGGCAAGAAGGCGTCGTGACGCGGTCGAAGGCCGGGACGGGTAGCGACGACCCCGTCACCGCAGATACGTCGCTAACCGACGTGTATAGCGACGTGCCGACCGTGAATGAACGACCGTCTAATAACGACGTGCAAACGAAGGGGGTACACGACGCCGTCGATTGGGTCGGCGACCCCGTCGAATTCGGTGTTTTCGACGCCGCCGGGCGGCTTCTTGCCCGTGTCGTCGTCGACGGTGATTGGTCGATAGCGAACGACGACGAAGTGCGTATCGACGTCACGTTAGCGTTCGAAGGCGACGGTGTCGGAAATTCCGTAATCACCGACGACGGGGAAGCCGCCGTCGCCGACGCTATGGCGAACAAGTTCGAAGTAACCGGCCCCGTCGAATTCGGATTCGGGTCGGGAGATACTGATTTTTCGAAGTCCGATTCGTCGCTAACGACCGAAGAATTCAGCAAGCCAAACGAACGGAATATCGACCGCGACCGCATGGTCGCAAAGACCCACGTTTTCGAACGCGAACCACAAAACGCACAACCGGTCGACATAAGCGAAATGGCGGTCTTCGACGACGACGGCCGTATGATATGGGCGACCACGTTCCGCGAATTCACGAAGCGGGATAATGCCGGCTTCAACGCCGAAAACGAATTCCGCGTTTCCTAACGGTAGCCAAACCCTAAGACAGTCGCCCCGGAACGCGCATTCATGCCTGAATCCGACACCTTCGACGCCCCGCCGGGGAAGACGTTTCACGGGGTCTTGCTTCAATCTATCACGGAAGCGTTCGTCGGGAACGGGATACAAAACGACGGTGACGGGGCCGTCACCGCCGACGGCGCGACCGCTATGGGAATCGACGTCGCGGCGGTTAGCAGTCTTCGGTACGGCGGCACGGCGTACGACGTCACCGCCGCGTCGTTCACGCTATCCGACGGCCCGGCGACCACGACGAACGGCGAAGACGACCGACGCATCGACGCCGTCGTCTTCGACCGCACGCGTAACACGGGCGACGGCGGCTTCGACGTGCTTGAAGGCACCCCACACCCAAACCCCGAACCCCCGTCGCTTTCGGCCGACCAATACCTCTTATCGCTTGCACTTGTCGACCACGAAGCGGCCGACATAGGCGACGACGACCTTCTAAATTGGCGGGCACACGCCGCCGTCGATTATGAAGTCGAAACCGCCGACATAGCCGACGGTGCGGTCACAACCGCGAAGGTATCCGACACGGCGATAACCACCGCGAAAATTGGAAACGGGGCGGTGACGACCGCGAAGATAGCGACCGGTGCGGTTGACGCGAACGAACTTGCCGACACCGCCGTCACGACCGCGAAAATCGCTTCGGGTGCCGTCGATAACGACGCCCTTGCCGCCGATTCCGTTACGTCGACTGAAATAGTCGACGGGCAAGTCGGGGCCGCCGAACTTGCCGCCGCCGCCGTCGGGACGTCGCAAATCGCCGCCGAAGCCGTCACCGACGCAAAGGTGTCGACGTCGACGACGATTAGCCGGGGGAAAATAGACGACGAACGGCTTACCACCGGCCCCGTGACGTCGAACACGACGACGTCGGGCGAAGAATTGGTCTTAGTTGATACGTCCGGCGGCGGGGTGACGATTACGCTTGCGACAGCCGACGTGTCCGAAGGGAACGTAGTTACGGTAATCGACGTCGCGGGTTCCGCCGACGCGAACCCAATTACAATCGACACCGAAGGCGGCGAAGGCGTCGACGGTGGGTCGTCGGAAACTATCGACACCCAATACGGGGCGGCGGTCGTCGCTTCCGACGGCGTCGATTGGTACACGGCGGGCGGCGGGTCTTCGTCGTCGGGCGGCGGGTCGTCGGTCGAAACGAAAGACGACGGGCAAACGGTCGCGTCGACGACCGAAGTACTAAACTTCGGAGACGAACTAACCGCGACGGAAACGTCGGCGAACGAAGTAACGGTCGACGTCGACCACGACGCCCCCGTGCCGCAAGAAGACGTTTTCGAAGGCAACTTCGTCGGCGACGTCGCCGACGCCGACGAACGGGTAATCGGCGTCGACAAGTTGACGCCCGACGAAGGTGCCGAAGTGTATAAAGCGGTTCTTACAACCGAATACGCACAAGCCGTCGCGTCGGGGGTCGACCTTGCGTTAGTCACATTCGACAATAGTGGCGGGTACACCATCGAAGAACCAATCGTCGAAGGCGACGGGGGGGCCGTGTACGACCGTGTCACGGGCGGCCCAATTGTCGACCTTTCAAACACCGGTAACGCCGAATTCACTATCGGGGTGTTGGTCGAAAACACGTCGGGGGTAGCGGCGACCGTCTTCGCGTCGTTCGAAGGCCGTGTCGGGCTTCCCGGTGCCGACGAAGTGCTTGCCCAAATGCTATCACGCCGGGCGTCGGATATACCTTCGACTGTGATAGAAGCCGAAGCCGGTGTTTCCGCACGCAAGGCACAAGTGTTAGACCGTCGAAACCGCGACTAACTCATGGCTGTTAACGACGTATTCCAATCCGAAGCACAAGGGGTCGCCGACGCCGGGACATTTAGCGTTGACCCTTCAACCGCCGCGACGGGGGCCGCCGAAGTATTCGAAATAATGGGGTCGGCAGGTGGTATTATTTACAAGCAAATCGACGCCGCTGGCGACGGAACATACGAATTAGAATTCGAAATAGACCGATTCGGGTCGGCCTTCCATAGCCAAAAGAATCAAATAGTAATCAGCGATTCAAAAAATAGCCGGTTAGTCGTTGAAAACAATAGTGGGGGGACGGCAGACTATTCCATAACCGGAATGGAGATAAACGACTAATGGTTCTTGAAGACGTAGGGCTAACACCTACCGGGCTTCAATTTGCCGGTCCTGTGGGTATTAGTTACCCAGTTGTAGCCGATTGGCCGTCAGAAACGGATATTTCAAACGAAGGTGGGAATCGTGATTGGTTCTACCGCGAAACGGCGGTGAACGTGAACGATTCAATCACGATAACGGGGTTTACGTGCGAAAATCCATTCGGTAGCGTGGTGTCTAACGACTATGGGTACCGTGTCTATGTCGACCGGACATTAGAGTACGAATCAGGAATTATTACTTCGGGGTCAAAAGGCAGTATCGACCATTCCGGGGAATTCAGCGTCAACTTACCAAGTGGTGCTTCGAATATTGGGATACAAGTCCATTCGCCGGACGGTTCTCAAAATGTCCTGCATTACGCGCACGAATACACTTTCCCGTCATACACCAAAAAGTTCGAAGACCAAACAGGCATCGTGATTGATAGTGTAGAATTCACAATATCACAAGATGATAAATACTTAGGCGACGGTAGTGGGGATTCCACAACGCCGTGGAACGATAATGTTCTATACAACACTTACGAACACTTACAACATTCGTGGGGTATCAAGTCTGATTAATGTCCACTTCCGACTTCGTCTTTGAACGGGGCGAACGCGTGCCCATCGGGTCGAACGGCGAAACTGATTACGTTTTCGTATCCGACGACCCCGTCCCCAACACGGGCGTATCCGAATTGGTATTCGAATCGGGCGTCGGGGTGGGCGGGGTTTCGGAATACGGCCCGGTTCTTTGGAACATAGACGACGGCACCGAAACCATGTTCGAATTAGACAAGGAGGACTTTAGCGTCATTCGTTCATACGGCTATTCTGGAACGCGTGACGGAATCGGCGGGCACGCCGGGGTTTTGTATGCGTCACAAAGGGGGCCGCCGAAAGCGGAAGAACGCGAACCCTCGGACTTTAGCCAAATCCGCGTCGCGGGCGTCCCCGGCGACGCCGAAGGAATCGGGGGCGACACCGAACGTATATGGTATATCGCGTCGGGGAACGGTGAACGGTTGTACGAATTAGACGTCGCCGACTTTTCGGTGATTCAGGACCGCGAAGTGGGCATATCAAACATAGAAGGGTGCGGCGGAAAACGCGACGTGATATGGTTTAGCGGCTATTCTAACGGTGAATTGGCCGAAGCCGACACGACCGACCTTAGCGTCATTCGGCAAACGGGTACGGGGTACGGGTCGGTAGACGGCACGGGTGGGGCACCCGACGTCGGGTGGTTCGCGTCGCGTGATACGTCGAAGAATTACGAATTCGACCCATCCGACCTTAGTGTGATTAAGTCGGGGGGTTCGCCCGACAAGAACTTCGAACGCGGTATCGGCGGAGCGTAGCCGACAAGGTTTTGCCGGTCGCAAAACGGCTTAGACCTATGAAGGCCCTATTAGTCGAAGTCGACTTCACGACGGGTTGGCGGGCGGGCGGTGTCGACCCCCGCGACCCGAATCTTCAATCGTACGGGTGGCAAAGCCTTCCCGAAGCCCCCGGCAAAGACCACGAAATACGCGTCGTCGAAGACGACCGCGACCTTAGCGATTACGAAGGCGTTGACGGGGTCGAAGTGATTCACGGCGTCGGCGACATTAACAAGGCGATAGAGGAACACATACCACCGAATTATACTGTCGGCGACCGCGACGACGTTCGTGAATGGGCACGCCGAAACGACGTCGACCTAAGCGACTTTTCGAATCAACCGCACGAACGTCGGAAAGCGTTATACGAAGCCGGTGCCGACACGGTTCGGAAAGAAGGCCCGAAGATTATCGGTGAAGACATTCGACCAAACACCGGCACTTCCGAAGGCGACTAAATACGACCGCACGAAACCCTTTTGCTGATACCTTCGGCACGTAATGTAATCGCATGGCTACCGACCAAATCGTCGCCGACTTCGTCGTATGGGCCGTCGCGTTCGGGTTCGGTTCAATCTTTTCGTGGTTAGTATGGCTAACAATTCGGCACTATTCGTACGGGAAACCCGCGTACGAAGCACTTGCCGGCGACGAATTAGACGAAGGGCACTTACAAAGCACCGACGAACGGTTCGGGGATATAGAATCGGAACACGCCGATATGCGGAAACGGGTCGGCGACGTCGAAACGAAGGTCGACAAGGTCGACCAAAAGACCGACCGGAATTATCACCTCTTACAGAAAATCGCAGAAAAAACCGACGTCGACACGCTATTTTTCCGGGGGGGCGACGATTCGGCACCGAAGTCCGACGACGATTAGACGCTTGTAGCCGGCCGTTCGACCCATTCGCCGAACGGGACGCCCGTACACGTATCTTCGTCGCCGCCGTCGCGGGCCTTCGTGAACGTGTATCCCTTATCGGTCGAATGAAGGTCGTCGACGTGTGCGACGTAATCGCCGCCTAAGCGGTCAT